CGAAGTTGCCGGCGAGTACGCCGCAATCGGCCGCTGCTGCCAGCCCGTGGCGCCGGCTGCTACGGCGGTCATGGTCCGTATCCGCTCGACCGTCATGGAGGGCCTGGCGGCCGGCGTCTCCGGCTAAGCGCGGCCTGGTCCGAAGCAGCCTCCCTGTCACGAAACCCATTTCAAGAGGAATACCAAATGATCCGTGCAAGAAATCTCGGCCGCCTGATGCGGCTGGACCCGGCGCGATGCCGGGAGGAGTTGCGGGAATCGCTGGCAGCGGGCCGGGCCGGACAGCCGGGCGGCGTACTGCCTTCGGAGTTCTCGATTCGCGACCTCGCCGAAGAGCTGATTTGCGTCGGTGGCGAGCCGATCGGCTGGCGTGGCGTAAACGATCTGTATGATCCCTCGCGAATGGTCGAATCGACCAGTGCGGTGGACTCGACGGCGTTTGCGAACATCACCGGCCAACTGGTTGTGAGCGCCGTGCTTGCCGCGTACCAGTCCGAGGAGTACGTTGCGAGCCGCCTGGTGCCCGCGCGTCCGACCCGGTTCAACGGCGAGAAAATCCCCGGCATCGCCATGCCGTCCGATCCGGGCAACGATGCCCTTGCGGTGAAGGAAGCGCAAGACTTCCCGACCTTCGGTTTCGGCGAGGAGTACATCGAGACTCCGGCCACCACGAAGCGCGGGTTGATCATCCCGGTCACGAAGGAGGCCATCTTCTTTGACCGTACCGGGTTGGTCTTGGACCGCGCGGCAAGTGCCGGCGAAGTGCTCGGTCTGAACAAGGAGAAGCGGCTGCTCGACGTGATGATCGGCGCTGTCAACAACTACCAGGAGAAGCGGGCCGGCGATTCCGTGTTGACTGCCCGAGACACGTTCCAGGCCGTCACCCCCTGGATCAACGTCCTGTACAGCAACGAGCTGGAGGACTGGGAGTCGATCGACGCCGCGGAGCAACTCTTCGCCAACATGCTCGACCCGAACACGGGCGAGCCGGTCCTGATCGGCGGCCGGACGATCCTCGTTCCGCCGGCGAAGGCCATGACCGCACGCCGGCTGCTGTCGGCTACGGAAATCCGGGTCGCAACCGCCAGTGCGGCGCAGACCACGGTAAGCGGCAACCCGCTTGCCGGGATGGGCCTGTCGATGGAGGTAAGCCGCCTGCTGTACCGGCGGCTGATTTCTGCGCTGTCGCTCGACGCCGACACGGCTAAGGGCTACTGGTTCTACGGCGACCCGGCCCGCGCCTTCGCCTACATGGAGAACTGGCCCATTACCGTCGTGCAGGCCCCGCAGAACAGCGAGGCCGAGTTCATCCAGGACATCGTGGTCCGGTTCAAGGCGTCCGAGCGTGGCGCGGCCGCCGTTATGGAGCCCCGTGCCTGGCAGCGGCATTGCACCGCCGCGGCCCCGCAGTCGTAAGGCGGGACTTTGCCCGACCCGCGGCGCGGGTGCGCTGGGACGCCCGCGCCGCGTTTTGGTAGGTCTTCCCGGCCGACCGTGAACAGCAGCCATGCCGACCGACGCTGAACAGATTCGCACAATTCGCAGCCAGACGCTTGCCCGCATCGCGGAAGTGAGCGCCTCGCATAAGCCGAGCTATAGCGTCAACGGCCAGAGCGTGTCATGGACGCAGTACGTTTGCGACCTTAGGGCTACCGTTGCATGGTGTGATGAGCAGCTCGGCAGTGAAGAGCCGTTCGAGATTCACAGCCAGGGATTTACCTAATGTTCGACCCGAGCGCAGATTTCGAGATGGTCGTCGACGGCCTTGAGCCGATCACGCTGCGCGCGACCGGGCAGCCGGCCGTGTCGATCCCCCTGGCACACCGCGGCCAGCTCTCCGCCGCGGAGGCGGAGGCTAGTAACGGACAGCTGCGGCAGACCGATACGGTTTGGCAGTGGGCGAGCGACCCCGCAACGCCGCTCGTGCATCCGCCCCTTGGCTCGACGATTCTGGACGGTTCGCTTGCTGTCTGGACGATCCTGGCAATCCGCCTCCAGGTCATGTCGCACAAATGGGAGGCCGTCTGCCGGAACCTGGCCGTCGAGGCGGGGCTAAACAACGCGATCACCCTGCTCGGCGCGACCTACGCACGAGACGCCAGCGGCGAGGCCCGCGCGACTTGGACCGCCCTGGCGTCCGGGCTGCGTGCCCGCGTACAGCCGGTTACGGCAGCCGCGGAAGTGGAGCAGGGCGCCGACCAGGTTGCCCGCGACGTGCGGATTACCGTCGAGGAGCCGCTCGATTCGGATTGGCTCGCCGGCGGCGTCCACCTCCGCGCCATCGACTCGGCAGGGCGCCATTACCTGGTCACTGGCTACGAGCAATCGGAGCGTATCGACGTGCTCCCGGTTTTGCTGGCAGTCGCCGCGGACGCCGTGGAGGTGCCCGAATGAGCATGACACTGACAATCCGCGACAAGGAGCTTTCCCGCCAGCTCCGCAAGGCCACCGCGAAGGGCCTGAAGATGGCGGCGGTCTTCTATCATGCGCGGGTGCGTGAGGCGGTCAACCGGCCGAACACGGGCACGCGGCGCAAGCGTACGCGAACAACCGTTGCCGGCAAGAAGGGATCGCAGTACACGACCTACGATCAGCCAAGCAAGGCCGGCGAACCGCCCCGCAAGCGAACTGGTCACGGACAGAGCCAGATTGTCTGGGAGTTCAACGGGGACCAGCAGTCGCCGGCGGCTCGCGTGGGCGTGAAAGAGAACGGGCTCTACATGGCCTACCTGGAGCTGGGCACGCGGCACATTGCCCCGCGGCCCTGGCTGTCGGCCATATTGCAGCGGTACAAGGCCATGATCGGGCGGCTTGCGGCTACCGGCGGCAGCGGGGAGGTCGGCCGATGACGTTGCACGCGGCACTCCTGGACCTCTGGCGAGACGAGCCGGAACTGACTTCGCTCTTGCCGGTTGCGAGCGTGTTCACCGGGCGCGTACCTCGCGGCGCGACGCTGCCCTACGCCGTTCTGGACCAGCCCTCAATGGGCGGCCGTGGCCGCAGCGATGACAGCGAATACGCGGACGTGGCCCTCCGTATTTCGGTGTGGGCCGAAAGCTACACGGTCGGGCAGGAGATTGCCGACGCCATCGAGCGGGCATTCGGCAACCGGGATTTCGACCTCGATAGCCTGACTCAGATCCTCGACTTGCGGCATGAGAGCACGTCACACGAGCAAGAGAGCGAGCCCGACCAACGGGCGTGGCGGTTTGTCATTCAGTTTTCCGCGCTGCGAATCCGCACGCGAAAGCATTGATCCAACACGAAAGGAGTTGCCATGTCGGCATTCAGCGGAAAAGACGGAACGGTCCTGCTCGGCAGCGGGGCCGTCAACGAAGTGACCAAATTCACGATCGAGAGCAAGGCCCACGTCGGCAAGTGGGGCAGCAACCTCAGTGCCGGCCACAAGAAGGCGCTGGCCGGCGTGCGGGAGAAGACAGGTACGGTGGAGTTTAAGGTGCCGGAAGGCGGCTCGGCCGAGATGGAGGTCGGCGACGAGGTAACCCTCACGCTCAAGCCGGACGGCAGCGCGACCCAAAGCGGCCTTGCCGTAATCGAGAGCGTCTCGATTGAGGTGGACGTGGACACCGGCGATGCGGTTTCCGGCTCGTTTACCTGGCACGCGAACGGGGCATGGAGCTAACGCTCCGCGGCGACTGAAACCTCCCTGGTCCCAGACTGGAGAACGTATGAGCGATGGACACGCGCGGACGGCCGGCAAGCTGACCCGCAGCATCACGGTAGGTGGCAAGACGTATCGGCTCGCGCCGGTGCAACAGGGCATGTACGCGGAGCTTGAGGCGTACGTCGCCGAGAGCCGCGCGAATCCGATGGCCCTGGCCGTTGAGGCGTGCAAGACAGCCCCGGCCGAACAGCACGACACGATATGGCGGGCCGCCATGCGCGAGGCAAGCCGGGCGCGTGTCGTGACCGCGGAGGAGATCGGCGAGTTCGAGGCCTCCGTGCGAGGGCTCGCGTGGAAGCTCTGGGCGTGTCTGCAAAAGCACCACGCAGAAGAGTTCCCCGAGCCGGCCGATGCATTGCGGCTCGTCGAGCAGGCCGAAGCGGAGAAGCGGCTGGAGGAGCTGGCTACCGAGGTCCACACGGCCAGCGGCGAGGAAGACCTGGGAAACTGATTTGGCCCGCGGCGGACCCGGCGCCGGCCCGCGATGGCCGGCCGATCGGCCGCGGGTGGCCGTCGGTGTATCAGTTCTTCGCGGAGCAATACGGCTGGCCTCCGGAGGTGGTTGACCGGCTCACATTGTACCAGGCGGCGATTTTCATGGGCGCCATTTGCCCGGACCACGGAACGGTGAAGATGACTCGCAAAGACCACGCCCGCTACTACGGCAACCGACAGGCACGCAAGGCACTCTGAGCAATGGCATTCCAACTAGCGAAGGCATACGTCGAGTTCTCCCAGAGGGGCATGGGCGGCATTCTCGGCGGCATCGGCGGTATCGCTGCTAAGCTCAAGGGCCTTGTCTCGCCGATGGGCCTTGTCACCGGCGGCCTTGCCGCGCTGGGCGCCGGGGCCGGCGTTGCCGGCATGCTCAAGCTGGCGGCCGATACAGAGGCTCTATCGACGCAGTTCCGCGTGCTCCTGGGCAGCGGCGATGCGGCGAAACGGATGCTCGACGAAGTCAACCAGTTCGCCGCTACCACGCCGTTTGAGCAGATGGAACTCGGCGATGCTGCGAAGCGATTGCTCGCCACGGGCAGCGCCGCGGGCGACGTGATCGGCGAAATGCGGCAGTTGGGAGATATCGCCGCGCTGTCCGGCTCCGCGATTGGTGACTTGGTGGGCATCTACGGTAAGGTCCGTGGCCAAGGCAAGCTGACCGCTGAAACGATCGAGCAATTCACCGACCGCGGCATTCCTCTGGTGCGAGAACTTGCCGCCCAGTTCGGCGTCTCGGAAGCCGAGATTCGCAAGCTGGCGTCAACGGGCAAGGTCAGTTTCGCCGACGTGCAGAAGGCCATTGCCGGCCTGACCGGCGAGGGTGGCCAGTTCGCCGGCGGCATGGCGGAACTGGCGAAGACCACCGGCGGGCTGTGGAGCACGGTAGCCGGCAACGTCAAGACGCTCCTGGCCAATTTCGGCGGCGGCATTATCGAGGCGTTTCGGCTGAGGGACGTGCTCGCCACGCTCGGCGATTGGCTCGGCGGCGCGGCGTCCAACTTCCAGAGCAACTTCGGACCCGCCATCGCCTGGATGCGGGATGCAGTCGGCAGCGTGGTGGACTGGATCGGAGGGAAGTTCTCGGCGCTCACCTCTTGGGTGAAGTCGTTGTGGGCGCAATGGGGCGTCGTGGTGTGGCAATATGTCGATACGTCGATTGCCTACTACACGATGCTGTACGAGGTTGTCTCGGAAATCTTCACGACCGTTTACAACTTCTACGCCGACATCATCGGACGCATGGCCGAAACGCTCTCGGGCTGGGTCGGGCTGTCTTCTGACCAGATGCGAGACGGCGCGCTCTCGTGGCTCGAATCAGAGGAGTTCTGGTTCGCCAACTGGAAGCTCTACCTCCAGATCGGCTGGCAGGAATACCTGCGGTTCATCGGCAATATCCCCGCGTACTTCAAGGCGACGATCCAGAACATGGTCAATATCGTCGGCTGGTTCGGCGAGAACTGGCGGGACATCATGTTCACGTCGATCGACTGGGTGTTGACCGTCTTCATCAACCTTGGCCAGAACATCCGCAATATCTGGCAGGGCGTGCTGGACTTCTTCTCTGGT